CTTTTCTCAATTAAAAGCACAATTTGGCGATCTTAATAAAACATTAGAAAAAAATTCAGAAACAATGGATAAGATAGCAATTACTATTGGAACATCTTTAGCAGTAGCAGTTGAGGGATTAGCCAATGGAATGAAACTTTTAGTAAAACACTCATCAGAAGTAATGGAAGTATTAAAATTTTTAATATCATTAAAAATTGCGGCTATGTTTTTAAGATGGGGTAGAGCATTAGTTTCGGTTGTTGTTCCATTAACTACTATTACAGCTTTATCAGGTGTAGGTATAGGTTTAGTTGTTGCCGCTGCTGCCGCTGGTACTACTGCTTATTTCCTTCTAGGAAAACAATTAGATGAGATAGCGGAAAAAATAAATACAAATTTTATTGCTAATAAACAATTAACTGGTGCTGGGCCTTGGACTATGTTTGGAACACAAGCTAAAGAAGTGAAAAAAACATTAGAAAAAACAGAAGAACCAATTAAAACAATTCAAGAACAATTTAGAGAATTAAATAAAGGTGCTATTACTAAAATAGAAGAAAAAATTAAAAATATAAATACTATTGTTGCAACAGGCATTAGTAGCGGTATCACAAAAATGTCAGATGGATTAGCAAGGTCTATCATACTTGGAGAGAAACTATCAGATACATTTAGAAAAATGGCAAGTGAATTATTAGTTAGAATTTTAAGCACGACAATAGAAGTGATTACAAGAAAAGGTGTTGAACTTGCTATTGAAAAATTAATTACAAAAGAAAAACAAAAACAATTAGCCCTTTCTGGAGTTTCAAACTTAATGAATTTAGGATCGTTAGGAGGTTTCTTTCGTAAGCAACATGGAGGAGCAGTATCAAAAGGCACACCAACTATTGTAGGAGAACGTGGGCCAGAGTTATTTGTACCTAATCAAACTGGACAAATTACTCAAAATGCTAGAGGAACTGGTGGGGGTAGTGTTTCAGTCAATTTTAGTATCACAACTTTAGATGCTACTGGGTTTTCTGAAATGTTAGCACAAAACAGAGGAACAATTACTTCTATTATTAATAATGCTATGAATGAAAAAGGAGCAAGAGGTATCGTATAATGAGTGGAGCATTTCCAATATCAACTTCTAAATTTGAAACATTAGGCATTAAGTCTATTCAACCCACTATTATTTCTAAATCAATAAGTGGAAAAAAATTATCAAGAACGATTGATGCACAGAGATGGGCATTTACTATTTCTGTTATTACATCAACTAGAGCAACTGCGTATGGAGAGTTAATGGCTTTTATGGTTAAGCAAAGAAGTGGAAAAGAAAACTTTACTGTTGTTCCTCCAGAAATAGAAGATGCTAGAGGAAGTGAAACAGGAAGTGTTTTAGTTAATGGAGTTCACGCAGTTGGAGATACAACAATCGCTATGGATGGATTTGCTGGAGATGGTTCAGGAAGATTTAAGATGGGAGATTTTATTAAATTTGCAAGTCATACAAAAGTTTATATGGTGGTTAGTGATGTTACTTCATCAAGCAATGCAGCAACAGTTACGATTGAACCACCCATCATAACAGCTTTAGCAGATGATTCAGCAGTTACTTATGATGATGTTGCTTTTACAGTTCATCTAACTAATGATGTTCAAGAGTTTGGAATTGTGGGAGTTGATAAAGATGGAAACAATTTATACAAATATGAATTTGATGTTGAAGAAACTTTATAATTTTATCATAGGAGGAGGTTATATGCCAAAAAAGAAAAAGAAAAAAAAGAAGAATAAGAAGAAGAAAAAAGGCAATAAGAAAAAAAAGAAAAGATAGACCATGAAATACTTGGTTAAGTATTGGATCAATGTTGATATGTTGGCTGAAGAGGTCGTAGAAAGTGAACACATTAACATTGATACAAATGATTTAGGAAAATTTAAACAACCAAGTAAAGATGCTAAATATAAATTAATAGATACAATAAAGGTAAAACGAACAAGTTACGAACAATATGACAAGGAGTCTAACATCAGGGGTAAAAACCCATCTAGCAACAAATGAAATTAAACCTGTTCATTTGATTACCATAGGTTTTGGCACACCACAAAATATTACTGACTGCGTTCACGATTTAACTTCAAGTGTTTCAGGTTCTAGTGTTACTTATACATCAAATAGTTTTTTAGTTAATATACCAAGTTATTCAGAGGAAACTGATATTAATAAATCTAGCTTAACCATTGCTTTATCAGGAGCAGATCAAACCTATATCTCATTAGCTCTGGCAGAGAATATTGTTAATGATGCAGTTACTATTTATCGAGCATTTTTAGATTCTAACAATGCTATTATTGCTGATCCTTTTTTATTATATAAAGGAACAATTGAAACTTACTCAATTCAAGAAACAGAAACAGATTCAGTATTAAATCTCAATGTTGTTTCTCATTGGGCAGATTTTGAAAAGAAATCAGGAAGAAAAACAAACAACACATCTCAACAACGATTCTTTAGTACCGATAAAGGTATGGAATTTTCAAGTGAAAATGTTTTAGATATTAAGTGGGGTAGAGCATAATGGGATTCTTTAAAAAAATATTTAAAAAAGCAACAGAATTTATAGTTAAAAAAGAAATATTTAATAAATTACCTTTTAACCCTTGGATTGCTCTAGGAGTCTTTGCGATTGGTTGGTTATACTTCTCATCAAGACGACCTGAAAGTCCTGACTTTGGCGATAGTGATTTTAATAATTTTGAAAAAGGTATTTTACTTAATCATCAATCCAACGATATGTCTATTCCTGTTGTTTATGGAACTAGAAAAATTGGTGGTACGAGAGTCTTTGTAGAAACAAGCGGAACAGATAATGAATTTTTATATATAGGATTAGTGTTATGTGAGGGAGAAATTGAAAGTATAGAAAAAATTTATATTGATGATAAAGAAGTTACTTGGTCAGGAGCATTAACTAACGATACTTCAAGAACAGTAGCTTCAAGCGATGGTAATTTTTATAAAGATAGTACCAGCTTAATAGAAGTTAAAGCACACACAGGAACAGATGCACAAGGACAATGCAGTTTATTAGGTCAATTAGATTCTTGGACTTCTAATCATAGATTAAGAGGTATTGCTTATTTAAGTTTTAAGTTTAAATGGAATCAAGATGCGTTTGCTGGACTACCTAATATCAAAGCATTAGTTAAAGGAAGAAAAGTTTATAATGCAAATTTAGATGGTTCAGTTACAGGTGGAAGTGGAAGTCATAGACAAGGAGATTCTTCAACTTGGGAATATTCAGATATTCCTGTTTGGAATTTATTAGATTATTTAAGAAACGAAAGATTTGGAAAAGGATTACCTGATAGTGCGTTTGATTCTAACTGGGCAGATTGGCAAACTGCGGCAGATGTATGTACTGCTAATGTTGTTAATGTAAGTGGGGGTTCTAATATAAATCTTTTAAACTGCCATGCAGTCATCGACACATCAAGAAAAGTTATAGATAATGTAAGAGAATTAACAAAAGGGTGTAGATCATTTCTTCCTTATGTAGCTGGTAAATATAAAATTATTGCAGAAACAACTGGTTCAGCTTCAATCACTTTAACCGAAGATGATATTATTGGTGGATATAATTTATCAAGTGAAAGTAAATCAAATAAATTTAACAGAGTCATTGTCAGTTATGTTAATCCTGATCGTAATTACCAAGTGGATGAAGTTCAATGGCCAGAGATAGATGATAGTGGTTATACGTCAGCCGACCAACACGCAACAATGAAAACTGCTGATGGAGGTTTTCTTTTAGAGGGAAGATTTGATTTTACTACTATTACAAATAAATACCAAGCCACAGAATTAGCAGAAATAATTTGTAGAAGATCAAGAGATTCAAAAGGACTACAATTAACAGTAGGATTTGATGCTTATGATTTAGCCATAGGAGATATAGTTAATATTACCCTTTCTTCTTTAGGTTATTCTGCAAAACCACATAGAGTGATTGGTATTACTTTTAACGAAGATTACACAATAGATTTAAGTTTAGTTATTCATCAAGATTCCCATTATACTTGGGTTTCTAAAAATTCCGCAACTGCAACACCCAGCACAACACTTCCTAATCCTTATTCTGTTACAGCTCCAGCATCAGTTACCTTAACCGATGAATTAGTTGAGTATTCAGATGGAGTAGTTTTAACAAGATTAAATATTGTTGTAGGAGCAAGTACCGATCAATTTGTTCAATACTATCAAGTCGAAGCTAAACAAAGTACAGAATCAGATTATAAAATTTTAGGTAAAGGAACTCAATTAAACTATGAAATGTTAAACGTAGTGGATGGCAAAGATTATAATGTTAGAGTTAAATCTATAAATGCTTTAGGAGTTTCATCAACTTATACATCATCTACAAGAACTATCATTGGTGCAACAGCTACTCCTAGCGATGTATCTGAATTAGCAGTATCTATGGTGGGTTCGGATTCCATGCAATTACAATGGACACCTGTCGCAGATTTAGATGTATCTTACTATGCTATTCGTTATCAAGATGTTACAAGTGGTGCTGGTTGGAACTCATCAACAAATTTAACCCAAGTCGTAAGAAGAAAATCTAATAGTGTTACTGTTAATGCAAGAACAGGAGCTTTTTTAATTAAAGCTGTTGATAAATTAGGAAACGAATCTGCAAATGAAGCGATTGTATATTCTAATATTTCAAGTTTAGAACACTATACAGATGTTGCAACTTATAACGAAGAAACAGCAAGTGCAGTTACAGGATTAGGTTGGAATGGAACTTTTGATGGAAATTGTGTTAAGGGTATGGATTCTTCTGATATTGAAGTGGCTACTTTAGATACGATTACTCAATTTGACGATACTGTGGGGGATTTTGATGATGCAGAGGGAGTATTTGATTTAGGGGGAACTGATACGACTTCAAATCCTACTTATTATGCTTCTAATATTGAATCATCAGGAAATTATATTGGTAGTAGTGTTTCACAGATTTCTCTTGATGCCATCTATGACGCAACTTTTCAAGCGACAATAGATATGGTTACAAATGATTTATATGATTTATTTGATAGTGGAAGAGGAGCAAGTTTATTTGATGATGCAACTGGGCCTTTCGATGGTACAGCTCCCTCAAAATGCAATGCCTTTTTACAAGCTGGTTCAAGTACAAGTTCTTTAGGAGCAATTACGACTTATGCAGATATTTCTCAACAAGCAACTTTAAAAGGAAGATATTTTAAATTTAGGTTAAAATTGACGAGTGATGACAATAATGCTAGACCTGAAGTTTCTAGTATGCAAGTAAAATTAGTATTAGAAAAAAGATTAGAAAGTGAAGAAGATGTGGAAAGTGGAGCTGGAGCAAAAGCCATTACTTATTCTAATGCTTTTTATGCTAGTCCAGCAGTAGGAATAGCTGCACAAAATATGGCGACAGGAGATTACTATACAATTTCAAGTAAAACAAAAACAGGATTTACCATTACTTTTTACAATAGTTCGGCAGCAGCACAGGATAGAACTTTTGACTATGTAGCGAAAGGATATGGTTTGAAATCTGCTAGTTAATGTTATAAAAAGAGGATATAAGGATAAAAAAATATGAGTTCAGTTTCAGATTATAGTTTAGCAAATCAAGGGTTTAGTGCGTTTCGTACTGAATTAAATAATATATTAGGTGCGGTCAATACACATAACCTTGCAACATCAGCTCCATCCAGTTTAGCTGCTGGAAGTATATGGGTGGATTCAAGCTCGGCTGGAACACATACTTTAAAATATTATGATGGTTCAGATAGTATTACTTTATGCAATGTTAATACATCAGCAAACACAGTAGATTTTAT